TTGAATGTAACAACTTCAGCAACATCGCTTACAAACACAATCACGCAAGTTGTTACTTACACTGACGCTTCGCCAACGGTTGCAGAGTTGTATCCGAAGTTGGCTGACTGTGTTCAGCGTATTCAGACCAACTTCTTTGCTGGTCCGAACTTCATTCTGATGCACCCACGCCGTCTTGCTTTCATCTTGGCTGCTGTTGATGGTCAGAACCGACCACTTGCTGTGCCTGTGCCGAACTTCAACGGTCAGCCAGCATTTGCTTCGGGCAACGGCGCACCTGTGTATGGCAACTCGGGTTACACCATTCTTGGTTTGCCTGTTATCACAGATGCAAATGTCATCACAACAAACGGTGCAGGTGCAAACGAAGATGTCATCATTCTCGGCAACACTCAAGAAGCCCACTTGTGGGAACAGGGTGCAGGCGAACCGATGATGCTTCGCTTTGAGCAACCAAAAGCAGCCGAACTTGATCTCACAATGATCGTTTACGGTTACAGTGCGTTCACCGCAAATCGTTACCCAAATGCTTTCGCTCTTGTTGGCGGAACTGGATTGGTAACACCAACCTTCTAAGGTTGTTGAAACTGAATTGTTGTAAGGTTGCTGGTATCCTTCGGGGTATTAGCAACCTTCAACTATTTATGGGGTCTTTATGAGCAAAATGATTGACGCACTTCTCGCAGAGCGAGCAGGCTATGAACGCAGAGGTTTAAAAGATCGTGTTAAAGCGGTTGATGCTGCGTTGCGTGAACTTGGTTTTGATAACAAATATGTGCCTGAAGTTGAGGTTGCTTCGGTTGAGCCTGAAGTTGAAAAGGCTGTGTCAAAGCGTGGCAAGAAAAAGAAAGTATAACTAATGGCAATCGTTAATGGTTACTGCACTTTGGCAGAATTGAAATCGGCTCTCAGAATTACCGATAGCACCGATGACGCACTTTTAGAGAACGCTATTGAGTCTGCTTCTCGGCGCATTGATGGCTACTGTGGCAGATTCTTTTACAAGACTTCACAGACTGCTGTGCCAATGTATCCATACAACGAATATCTTTTAGACTTCGGCAGAGATGTAGCAAATACCAGTGTGACAATTAAAATTGACACAAACGGCAACGGAACTTATGCCACGACTTTGACGCAAGGCGTGGACTATGTGTTACAGCCAAGAAATGTGCCGATCTACACACGCCCATATGAATCGGCTCGTATGGTTGGAGGCGCAACATTCCCTCTATATGTAACACCGTCATTTGAAACTGTGCAAGTCACGGCTCAATGGGGCTGGGAAAGTATCCCTGATGATGTAAACCAAGCGTGTCTATTGCTTTCTATGCGTCAGTTTGCACGGCTCAATGCTGCGCTCGGCGTGGTCGGTTTCGCAGATATGGCAATCACCGTTCGGGCTGTTGATCCTGATGTGCGTGATTTGCTTTTGCAGTATCGCCGTTTCGGTATCGCTTAATGCCTGCTACAGTCTCTCAGGTCGCTTCAGGGCTTGCTACACGCCTCGCCACTATCTCTGGGCTTCGTAGCACCGCTTATCAGCCTGAGCAACTGAATCCGCCTTTAGCGTTCCCTATTTTGAATCGTATTGAGTATCACAGGGCTTTTGCTGGTGGCGATGTGGTTATGGATTGGACTGTCAATGTGGTTGTTGGCAGGTATGTTGATCGCAACTCGTTTGCGATTCTTGACGGTTTTCTTTCCTACTCGGGTGCTACCAGCGTTCGTGCAGCGATTGAAGGCGACAAGACGCTTGGTGGCGTTTGTCAAACTTTGGTGCTACCATCGGGTGCGAACATTACGAGTTTAAGTTCTGCTGACGCAGAGTTTTTACAGATACAGTTCCAAGTAACAGTTCACGGATAGGACAACAAATGGCAAACTACAAAGTGATAACAGATAGATGTGCGTTAGGTAAGCAGGGCGCAACTATTTCTGGTGACGATCTTGAAGGTTTTAATCTTGATGCTCTTGTTGAGGGTGGACATTTGGCTGAAGTTAATGTTAAAGTTCCTAAACAAGACACGAAAGAAACGGACAAATAGTTATGGCAGTTTTAGTTTTGACAGATGCAGATATCACAGTCAATGGCGTTGTGCTGAGCGATAAAGCCAACAGCGTTACATTAAATTATGAAATTGACAGCGTTGAAGTAACGGCGTTCGGTTCAGTCGGTCACAAGTTCACTGGTGGGCTTCAAAACAATTCTTGCGACATTGAGTTTATGCAAGACTTCGCAGCAACAGAAGTTGAAGCAACAATCTTTCCTCTTGTTGGCACAACCACAACAGTTACTGTTCGTGGAAGTAGCACAGCGACAAGTGCCACTAACCCTCTTTACACTTTGAGTGGCACATTCTTGGCAGCACATACACCTGTGGCAGCAGCCGTTGGTGAATTGGCAATGACAAGTCTTTCGTTTACTGGTGGAACTCTCGTCAAAACAACTTCATAAATAAAAATTGTTGCACTCAGGTTGCGTAGGTGCGTATCAAAGAATAAATCCGATACCTTTATACCCTTAATTACACATAGAAGGAGTAGTAATGAAAATTGCATTAAAAGTTGAATACCTAGACGGTACGATTGAGCCTGTTGAGGCAGTGTTTGCTGACTTTGTAGGTTTTGAACGAACTTGGCAACGAAGCGTTGTGCGTCTTGAAACAGAGATGCGTTTAACAGATCTTGCTTGGCTTGCTTGGTCTGCTCTTACACATAGACAGAAAACGAAACTAAAGTTTGACCCTGATTGGATTGCGACAGTTGCACAAGTTACACCAGCAGAAGATGGTGATTCCCCAAAAGAATAAAATTTGGTGACGATTCAGCGCATTGGCTAATCGCTCACCTAGCGCACGAGTATCATATTGCGCCATCTTTGTTGCTTGCCGAAAGCGAAGAAATGTTGGAAACGATGTTGGCGTATCAGCGTTGGCTTGTTAAGCAAACAAATCGTAAACGCAGATAGTTGTATGATATTTGTTTATGACTATCAAATTTGAAACTTACGGCATTAGAGAAGCAGTTGCCGAGTTACGCAATTATGATCGTGCATTATATGAAGAAATAATTAAAGACCTTAAACAAAAAGGGCAACCATTAGTAAGCAAAGTTGCTGAAGCGTTCCCAATGCAACCATTTAGGCGTAAAAGCAATTGGCGAACTGTTGGTAGAAGCAGAAATGGATTTCCACCTTATGATGGGGCAAGAGTTCGGGCAGGTGTTCAACCTCAAATAAGTACCCAAAAATCACGATCAGCAGGTGGGGAAACAGGTATTTATCGTTTAATTCAAAAAGACGGCGGTGGTGCAGTTTATGACGGTGCAGGTCGTGTAACTTCTAATCAATTTACTACCAACCTTGATAAACCGTATTCAACAAAATCATCTCAAGGAAAATTGCGTTCCCGTGTTATGTATGGAACGATGTTGGCAAATATGGATTTGGTTCAACGAATTATTGATGAAACAATAACTAAAACAAATAAGATCGTGCAAGACAACATCTTGCGAAATGTGGCATAAATTATGGCAAGAGCATTAGGTGTAAATATTGTTAGTACCTTTGATAGTAAAGGTATAAGCAAAGCAATTAAAGATTTCCGAGCGTTAGAAGGTGCAGGGAATAAAGCAACTTTCGGTTTGCGCACGATGGATTCTGCTGTTACAAACGGCATAAAAAATCTTGCAAAAATGGGTGCTGTTGTTGGTGTTGTTGCTGGGGTTGTAGGTAGAGAACTTATTAATGCTGCTTCTAATCTTGAAGAATCGCAATCAAAAGTTAATGTTGTTTTTGGTGAATCATCGCAAGCCGTAACAGATTTTGCTACTAATGCAGCAAAGTCAATGGGTATCTCTAAACAGGCTGCATTAGAGGCAACAGGTACTTACGGAAACTTGCTACAAGCGTTTGGTGTTGCTCAACCTCAAGCAGTAGAGATGTCCACGACACTTGTTCAATTGGCTGGTGATCTTGCTTCGTTTAATAACACGAGTGTTGAAGATGCTATTCAGGCACTTCGTTCAGGTCTTTCGGGCGAAACAGAACCCCTAAAACGGTTTGGTGTAGCGATTAATGATGTTCGCTTGAAGCAAGAAGCATTAAATATGGGGCTTTATAGTGGCAAAGGTAATTTAGATATTAATGCCAAAAGCCAAGCCGCTTATGCGTTAATTCTAAAAGATACAAGCCTTGCTCAAGGTGATTATGCAAGAACTTCTGATGGTATTGCTAACACTCAAAGAACTTTGGCTGCACAATTTGAAAATGTAAAAGGAGTTCTTGGAACTGCATTAGTTCCTATTTACAAATCTTTGTTAGGTGTACTTCAAAATTCAATTTTGCCTGTAATGACTGAATTTTCTGAAATTGTTGGCGAACAAGGTATCGGTGCTGGTTTGAAGTTTCTTGGTAGCAAGTTGTTAGATGTTATTGAAAACGGTGGCAAGTTCACAAACATTATTCTCGGTCTAGTCGCAGCATTTACTGCGCTGCGTTTAATTACTATTGCTGCAACTATCGCACAAAACTTGTTTGGTTTGACTTTGTTAAAAAGTCCGATTGGTATTGTTATTGCTGCCGTTATTGCTTTAGGGGTCGCTGTAGTTGCTGCATATTTAAAATTTGAAGGCTTCCGCAAAGTAGTTCATTCTGTAATCAATTTTGCTATTTCAATAGTTGAGGAGTTCGTTAATTATTTTATTAATGTCCGAAATAAGTTTGTTACTGCTATCAACATAATGATTAAAGCAGCAAACTTATTTGGTGCTGGATTAACTGAACTTTCTTACACAAGTGAAGTTGAGTTTGGTCGTATAAGCACATCAGCAAATAAAACCAGCAAAGAAGTATCTAAATTGTTGGGTCAGATTCAATCAGTAAAAAATGCTGAGCGTCAAGGCACTGCACCAGTATTTACACCACCGACTATTACCCCTCCTGCTGGCGGTGGCGGTGGTAGCGGTGAGTCTGCTATTGAGAAAGCCAAGAAGGCGTTAGAAAAATACATTGACGCAGTTAAAGGCGTAACAACAGCGCAACGATCAATGCGTGACGCAACTAAAGGTGTAACAGAATCTAATTTTAAACTTTCAGAAGCAATATCGGCTACCGCTAAAGCGCAAGCGAACTTCAACAAAGTCACTAAAGGCTATGGGTTAGAAAGCAAAGAAGTAGTTAAACAAACTAAAGAAGTCGCTGACGCTCAACGAAATTTGATGAAAGCAAACATTTCTGCTGCCGACAGTGTTCAAGCAGTCAAAGACGCTGAAGAAGCGTTACAGAAATTGCGTGAAAAAGTTGATCCATTTGACATTGAATCTGCTGAAATCAAACTACAAAAAGCGAAGTTTAATGTTGAAGAAGCGGATTTTGCTGTTCTTGAAGCAGAAAAAGATTTGGCAGAACTTCGCAAAGATAAAGAAATTAAGCCAGAACAAATCCGTAAAGCCGAAATTAAACTGGCTGAATCAAAATTCGGTGTTCGTGATGCAGTTAAATCTGTTAAAGATGCTGAGAAAGAATTAAACAAACTTCGCACCGATACACCAACTTTGAAAGAGATTGCTATTGCTGAACGGGCTGTCGCTGATGCAAAGAGGGCTGCCGAAGATGCTTCTATCGCTCAGGCTGACGCACAAACTTCTGTGAATGAAGCGCAAGCAAAACTCAATCAACTTGTAGAAGGCGCAACCATAGGCAGTGATGAATATACGGAAGCATTAAAACTATTAACTGACGCTGAGCAAGCAGAAAAAGAAGCAGCCGAAGCAAGAGTGAGTGCTTACGAAAAGTTGGCTGATGCCACAAGGGATTTGGCTAAGGCTGAACAAGAACGCCGTGATTCTGCTAAGGGTGTTTCTAAATCTGATCGTGCTGCTGCTGACGCTGCTGAGGCTGCTGCTTCAACTGTTGTTATTCCTGCGCTTACAGAAGTTGTTAAAGAAGTCGCTGATGTTGTCACTTCGTTGCCAAGCATTGTTGATGCGATTGTTTCGTTGCCGAGCATTGTAAGCCCGATTACACAAGAGCAGATAGATCAGATTGGTGCTATTGGTCGTGGCGATTTCTCTGGTATTGATATCGGTGATCAGATCATTCGTGTTCCTTCGCTTGAAGAATTGTTGGGTGGCGGTATGGGAACTTTGATGGCTGATGGCGGTATTGTGACTCGTGCAACAAGTATTATCGCTGGTGAGGCAGGCGCAGAGGCAATCATTCCGTTAGACCGTATGGGTTCGTTCGGTAGCACTTACAACATTTCTGTCACGGCTGGTATGGGTGCTGACGGTAAAGATATTGGCACACAGATCGTGAACGCTTTGAAGCGTTATGAGCGAACGAATGGTGCGTTGCCTTTGACGGTGGCTTAGATGGCTACCACTCTTGCATCAGGTGAGCAGATTACTGTTCTCGCTGAAGTAGGTTTCATCACTAACTTCTTTGTGCTTGACGATATAGACGCAGGCGTTCTAAACAATACCCAGTTCGTGCTTGACGGCAACCTTGAAGGCGTGGACATTACCGAATACTGTCAAGAGGTTTCTATTACTCGTGGCAGACAAGATCAGTTTGCACAATTTAACGCAGGACAATGTTCGCTGAAGTTGTTAAATAACGACAGACGCTTTGACCCAATCAACGAAGATTCACCATATTGGGATACTACGGCTGGGCGTTCTGGTGTTGTGCCACGCCGAAAAGTGACGATCACTTCAGGCACAAACTTCTTGTTTACAGGGCGTATCACCGATATAGATGTTGTCTATGACTACAACTTGAGTACGGTGACGATTACGGCTGCAGATGATTTTGTGTTGTTGGCGAACACGGATGTTGAGGCTGACATTACGCCTTCGGTTGAGTTGTCGGGCGCACGAGTTGATTACCTTTTAGATTTGCCTGAAATTGATTACCCTCTAGCGACACGCAATATCTCTGCTGGGTTGGCAACCTTAGGTGCGTTTCAGATAGATGCGAATACGAACGCTTTAACTTATTTGCAGCAGATCGCTACAAGTGAGCAGGGTGCTTGCTTTATTGCTGCTGACGGTGATCTAACTTTTACTGATCGTCTTGATGCTTCGTTTGCGACTGTTGCAGCCGAGTTCTCTGACGATGGCACAAACATTCCATATACGGCACTTGAGGTTATTTATGGGCAAGAGTTTCTTTACAACCGTGTTCAGGCAACGATTCAAGGTGGCACAGTTCAGATCGCTAACGATGCTGCTTCGCAAACAGAGTTCGGGATAACTACCTATTCGCTACCTGATTTGTTGCTTGAGTCTGATAGCGAGGCATTAACTTTGGCGAACTATTTAGTGGCTTTATATGCCGAGCCACAGTATCGCTTTGATGATCTAGGGCTGGTCGTTTCGGCTATGTCAGCACCGAACCGTAACGCTATCAACGCTCTTGAACTGCAAGATGTCGTTAGCGTGACCCGAACCTACACGACTGGTTCGCCTTTGTCTGTTACGGAGTTTTATGCGGTGGAACGGCTGACGCATTTGATTACGGCTGGCGAGCATCGGGTTACTGTCGGCTTGTTTAATGCTGAAATTTTGTATCAGTTGATTCTTGATGACCCAGTTTTTGGTTCGCTAGATAGCACAAACGCTCTTGCCTGATATACACTAGGCGACTATGGCGAGACAGACTTTTACAGCAGCGCAGGTATTGACCGCAGCGCAAATGAACCAACTGCAGAACAGTGTTTGGTCAGATGATGTAAACGCCCAAACAGG